ATTTATAACAATGTGCGTGTTGGGTGGAAACGTCCAACAGCGTGAGGGACACGATACACCCCTGTATGTCTGACCCGGACGAATCTGATCCAGATAGGATAGGGTTGATTTTTTGATTTGACAAACACTATGTATTGGTGTAAGATTTTTAAATGGGCTGTTAGTGATAGTGGTAGCACGGGAGCTTTGCAAGCTTTAGGGAAGGGTTCGATTCCCTTACGGTCCACCATTTTAAAGCGGGTATGATGTAGTGGTAGCCTTCGACCTTGCCAAGGTTGATGTGAGGGTTCGATTCCCTCTACCCGCTCCAATTTTTGTTTAGTTCTTTAAAATTTTATGGGGATGTGTAGATTCGACATAGATAAATATCTATTGTTAGGCACGTAGAGGATAATAGTTGGCCTCTTTAAAAGTTCTATTGAAAATTAACTGCTGAAGATAACGTAGTTAGCTATGACTTCTCTTATGATGACGTTGTAGCCCTTGCAGCCTAAGTTGTTGCACATTCAATACAATGAAGTCTGATAGTTGTATTGGGTGTAAATTATTGGACTGGGCCAAATATTTGATTTGCGTAAATGGCTGAGAAAATGGTAAATCTTAAGAGTAATATTTTTAGATATTTTTAATTATTACTTCCCAACAATTTAAAATATATAAACGTGTAGTCTGGCAGTAATAATTTTTTATGGACGCGGGGTGCGACTCCCCGCCATCTCCACCATTTTACCTTATAGCCCAATGGGTTATGTAGTTGACCCCGGCGCCGTTATTGGCTCGGGGTTTTTTTATTCAAAGTTTATATTTTGAATATGTATATTTATATAATGATGAAAAGATATAGTTTATTATACGAATCAAGCATATATGATTATTTGGTGTGGGAGCCAACTGGAAAGCTAAAGTATATAGCTGATGAATTGGACAAAATTTCAAATGATAATAATGTTTTGTATAGAGGAATGTCAGAAAAAGAGTATAATGTTCTCAAGAAGTATGGTAAGGTTACTTCTAAGGGTAAAGGTAATACCAGAAACATTGTGGGGAGTTATTTAGCCAGTGATTTTAAATTGGCAGCAAGATTTGCCTTAGTCAATTATAGAGACAAAGGTGAAGGTATTATAGTAGTGGTGGATAAAAATAAATTGCCGGATTTAAAAAATGTAGATCCAGGTAATTACGTCACTAGTTATATACCGATAGAAGCAGTAAATCAAACTATAGATCTAAAAAAGTTATGAGTAATATTAAATTAACAAAACAACAGGCAGAACAAAAGGTATATGAATTAACCGAAAAACTTCTTTTCACAAAAAAGGATTTCAAGGATATATCTGTAGGCTACAAGGAAAAGATGAAAGAAATTGAAAACGAGATTAAGGCTATTGTAGAAGAAGCTTCTGCTGGTAATTCTTAATGTTTCTTTTTTTGTTTCTTGGGAAGAGTCTTTTTCTTTTTTAATTTAATACTTTCCAAGAATAATTCGATCTTCTCTTTAAATTTTTTTGTCATATAATTAACTATATAGATTTGTATTGACAAACAACAAAAAAATTTGTACTATAACAAAACAATTTCTCAGGCTGATAATCTGAGAATGAATTAGTAATATCAAACATTAAAATCAAAAACTAGTAGTATATGCAAACTAAAGACAAGAAGAGTAATGTTGAAGCCTCAAATGAACGTTATGTTGTTATGAGGAATGGAGCTAGAGTCTCTGATGAAGAGTATCCAAGTAGGGATGAGGCGACACCAGAATATGAACATTGGAATCGTGTTATTTCACGATGGCCTGATGGTAGTAAGTTGGAAGTTGTAAATCTAGTAAGAAGGAACAAATAATATGGGATTAAGACAAGAAATTAAATCTGCAGATTCCGAATCAGAAATCATGGCCCTTTTAAATAAGGGTAGAGGTTTTGAATTTGCAAGTGAACACACCCAACATGCTTGGAAATCAACCGCTAAATTCAGACTAAAAGAGTTGTCCTCTAAAGATGTAACACAAAGTCCAGAGAAGCCGGTTCAGTCAAAGAAGTCAGTTAAGAAAACTAAATAAATTAAATATTTGTAAAATGTCAAAAGGCACCAGTAAAATGGTGCCTTTATTTTTGTCTGGTTGAGTATTCGAATTGATATATATACTCAGTTATTATGTCTAAAAAATATTGTTCAACGACTCTACCATGTAAGTACAATGAGATGGAGACGTACATCTTGAAAAATAAGACATCGTTAACATTAAAAGTTATTGATTCAATTGAGTATGCTTTGAAAAACAAACTTGTTAATGTTGAAGTTTTTAAATTCAAGAATAGCGAATATATTGTTTTACTTAATGAATCATCATTCAAGGAAAACTTAGATTTTATCTTTAACTATTACATTGAAACAGAACAATATGAGTACTGTAAAAATGTAAAGAACATACAAAAACTACTAGATAAGAAACACAATGAGCAAAAAAAAAGACACAAGCCCAAAGGTTCATCAAAACACAAAGATTAAAGATACTATTCAAATCAAAAGTGTAAACTTAACGGAAAAACAAAAACAGCTCATAGATGTACTAACAAATAAAAATACAAAATTGGTTTTCATATCAGGTCCGGCTGGTACTAGCAAAACATATACATCTGTCATGGCAGCTCTTAGTTTAGTTAATGACAAGCGTGTGAGTGAGATTGTATATGTTAGAAGTATAGTTGAAAGTAGTGATAGTAAATTGGGATTTTTGCCAGGTGAAATGGATGAAAAAATGAGTCCATATGTTCAACCATTAGTAGATAAGCTTGAGGAGTTGCTTCATAGAGGTGATATAGAAAAGTTAAAAAAGGAAGAACGCATTCATGGTTTTCCAGTTAACTTTTTGCGTGGATTGAGTTGGAATGCCACCGTGATTGTGGCAGATGAAGCTCAGAACATGACCAAAAAAGAACTAATCACACTGATCACACGTGTTGGTGAGTTTAGTAAACTATATGTGTGTGGAGATCCAGATCAAAGTGATATCAATGGAAAGAGTGGTTTTTCCTCAATTATGAACGTCTTTGATGATCAAGAAAGTAGAGACAATGGCATTCATATATTTAAATTTGATGAAGAAGATATTGTGAGAAGTGGATTAGTCAAATATATATTAAAAAAGTTAAAAAAGCTAACTTGATTGATAATTATATATTATGGCAGTAGTAATATCCAATAGAGGTAGATTAATTTCAGATTTAACATCGGTGTCTAATCTGAACAATAATGATTTATTCATCATTCAATCTGTAAACGCTGATAGCAATTCTACAAGAAAAGCTACTATAACACAATTATCCAACAAAGTGTTGGGTAGTTTAACTTCGTATGCTACTACCGTAAAGTTTAGTAGTACTGGCAATGAGTTTACAGGCTCATTTTATAATGCAAATGGTAACACATCAAATCTTTATGATTTAACTATACGTAATACTTTATCAATAGGTGCCGGCGTTACTGCTACTATAAGTCCTACAAGTCTTACTTTTGCTCCTGTAAATGGTGCGTTATTTACAAAGAAGATTACAAATACAATTGGTGGTATTACAGGAAGTGCTTCTACTGGATTTACAGGTAGTTTAAAAGGCAAATTGACTGGGCCAGTAACAGGTAATGTTACTGGTAACGTTGTTGGTACCTTAACGGGTAATGTTGCGGGTAATGTTACTGGCAACGTTGCAGGTAACGTCGTTGGTAGTGTTACTGGCAATGTTACCGGTGATATTTATTCACCAACATCAAATTTGGTATTGGACAATGGTACTGGTGTTCCAAAAAGTGCAAGATTTTATGGAACTTCATCATTTGCTACTTGGGCCGAAAATGTTATTGGTGGTGGTAGTGGTATCAGTGCTGCACAGGCAAAATCGTATGTTACCACATCGATGAATTCAGGTGGAGGCGTTGCAAATACACTTCCAAAATTTAGTGGTACTAGTAAGTTGGGTTTATCATCTATAGTTGATGATGGTACATTGGTAACTATATCTACAGCATTACAGGTTAACCAAAAGATATCATCCACATCTATCACTGGTAGTTTTTATGGTGGTCCTGGTGGATATAAAATACAGGGTACTAAATCGGTAAGTTTCTGGGGTACTGGAAGTCATGCTGTAAGTGCTAGTTATTTAAAGAGTGATTCTCCAAATCCACTTGGAATTTTAACTCAAACATCTCCACTTACGGCTAACAATTATAAGGGAAGTAAATATGAATATGCACATTTGTTGGGTTCAACACCTTATTATTTTAGATCGGTTCTAATATGTGTAACAAACGATACTACTGCTGGATATATTGTGGATGACGAAGTTGAAGCTGTAGCTCTATATGATTCAAGTGGTGGTAATGAACATACAGCTATTACTACATGGACTAATCCTTATTATTTAGGAGCTTCATGTTTAAATAATGGATGGACAGTTAATAAAAAATCTGATGGAACTTCAGTACCACTAGATCCTACTTTATGGAAAATTAAGTTCTATTATAAATAAAAAATATACTTATAACATATGTCAACACCTTGTAATAGTTTAAACGTCCAATTGATAAAAGTAAGTAAGTTAGCTAGTTATAGCGCTTTAAAAGGTCGTGATATTATCTTAACGATTCAATCCGGATCATCTTTATATTCTCGTAAAAGTACTTTAAATAATCTTGCATCATTTATCTTTAACCATCCAAGTGGATCTTATAGTGGAAGCTTCACTGGAAGTTTTAAAGGTAAAGCTAGCGGCAGTTTTAGTGGTAGCTTTTATGGTACCGCAACACGTTCACTGACTTCTTCATATCTACGTCAAACCAATCAAAATTCTACAAAAGGTATTGGATATTATGATGGTACCAGATTAACAAGTGCTCCTGGTTTAGTATTTGATAATAACGATGGTGGTTATAAATACTTAAGTATTTCATCGTCTTTAGCATTTAATTTTTTAAAAATTGCAAGTCGTGGATCAACTAGTGGTGGTACTAAATATAATCAGGCTGGAATTGCTCTGGCTAATTATAATAGTAGTGAACCATATCCAACTTATGACTCATGGACACTTCTTAGTGCTACGAGTGGAAGTTTAACTTTTGTCGCTCCAATTGGTTCTAATGCATTTTCATCATCCACTATAAAAGCACAAAGTACTACCGGCGAATGTTATGGTATGGTACAAAGAAGAAATGGTTTTTATTTTTGGCCATATATGATTTCAAATAGTCCATCCAGAGATGGTGCTATAGGTATAGGCGTTCAACCACCTGAAGAAGCTACAGGATCATTCAGTAAATATTTAAGAGCCAAACTACAAATAGATATGTTTAGTGGTAGTGGCGAAGGGCCGTGGACTCCACAAGCTACCGTCGAACATAGATCTACAGCTATATTGGTTAATTATGGATCTGCAAGTGCTGTAACAACATTAACTCCAACGTTTTATGTATCTGCTAGCGGAAATACATATATACATGGAAAGTTAAATGTTAACAGAGGAGTGACAGGATCATTCAGAGGTATAGACAATATTACTAACTTTAAAGGCACAGGTAAAAAAGTATCTTATAATGGTACAGCAAGTTATGCTGTAAGTAGTAGTTATGCTTTAACTGCTAGTGCTTTTAAATCATCTGGTGGCGCAGGTGGGTCGCCAATCGCATTTGCCCACGCATCTTTTCCAGCGAATGGTACGTTGATCAGTTCATTTAATGTTACTGGAGTCACTTTAACAGGTATCCAGGCTACATCTCAGGATAACGTCCCCACTAGAACTATGACAATAGATTTTGCTTCTACAGCTGGTACTACTAATTATGGTGTAGTACTATATTCGTTTGGTCTTCCGGCGGGTTTAACGGTCGAGAACAACTTGAATTTTAGCGCTCAACAAGTAACAGAAGTCACCAGCCGGACTGCCTTAAATTTTATAATAAAATCAACAAATAAGTATATAAATATGAACTATCCGGATGATGGTCGGCAGAGTTTTACAATCTATAACACTTCATTTTTTCCAACCTACACTTCATTTGTAGTATACAAGTAAGATATTAAAATATGAAAAATTATAAACACGCGTATTGGACAAATAAAAACGGAGAGTCATGTTATTCTATTTTTGAATATCCATTCGATGCATTGAATGATGCTATTTTAAGTAATAAAGCTATAGTTTTGGATGATGTACACGATTTTATAAAAAACTCAGATCCAAATTTAAATTTTTTATCGGCATATATTATGGATTACGAAAATAAGACCATAACTATTAATATGGATATTGCAAAAAATATAATGTTGTATGTATTAAAGAATATAAGAAATGAAGTATTAAAAGAATTGGACGTGGAACAATTAAAATGTATGACTAATCCGGATAAGTTATCAAAAATTGAAAATGTAAAAAAACAACTTAGAGATTTACCCGTTGACTTTTCAAAATCTTTAGATATTTGTACAAATTTCACTGATTTAAACCACGTTATGCCACCTATATTATTCACATATAAAGAAATGATATAACATATATACATGCAATATCTTGGTTTTTATTTAGGTGGCCACGATTCTAATTTTTCTGTATATGACTCTCTGACCAATAAATTTTCTTATTTTTTATTAGAACGATTGACTGGAATAAAACACGACCGATGTGATATAGATAGAATAAAACTATTTTGTAAACAAAAAAATATAGTTCCAGATAAAATAAGTTATAGTTCATGTAAATCGTTACAACCATTATCAGAGGAAATTTTGTTTAAACGCAGAAATGATTTTTCATTTGCCACAGAAAGTTATTACTTAGATCACCATTATGCACACGCATTATCATGCAATCCTCTTATTAAAAATAAAGATAATGTTGGATATGTGGTGATCGATGGTCGAGGAGATAACAATTTTAGTATCAGAATGTTTAGATCATATAATGATGATATAAAATCTATATTTGCCTCAAAATGTTTTTCATATGGATATTTTTTACAAACGGTCGGTGGATTTGCGGGAATACGTGGTAATATATTAGATATACCAGGTAAATTAATGGGGTTGTGTGCTGGGGGTAAATTGCTCGACGAAATACAATACGACGATTTATTTTATAATAAGTTATATGATTTGGTATATCTGCAATATCCGAAATCTTTTTTTTCACTCACCAATCAAAAATTTATTGATTTTTTATATACAACTCAACAATACTATGGTCGATCTATTATAACTTTACTTAAAAAGTATTTTTCCACCGATGAAACGATTTTATTTAGTGGGGGTGTAGCACAAAACATTATTTTAAATACACAAATTAGATGTGAATTTCCAAATTTTACTCCGATTCCACATTGTACAGATGGAGGACTATCTATTGGATTGTTATGGTTTTTGTTAAATAAAGATGGTTTAGAATTAAAAATTCCAAACTATCCATACTTGGTAGAATCGAATGATCAAATTTCCGATGTATCAGATGATGTTATAAATTACGCAGTCGATCTTTTAGCTAATAAAAATTTGATTGGTTGGTATCAAAGCAATGGAGAGGTAGGTTTAAGAGCACTTGGAAATAGAAGTATTTTAGCAGATCCAACAATTGTCGATATTAAAAATATCGTTAATAAATGTGTAAAAAATAGAGAGTATTGGCGACCATATGCTATATCTATACTAGATGATCATCTTGATACGTATTTTGGAAAAAATCAAGCTGATCCTTATATGTTATTTATAAATCAGAGTAATGGTAAATTGTCACATAATTTAAAAGAAATACTACATGTTGATGGGAGTGTAAGATTACAAGTCGTGGATAAAAATACGAATCCGTCGTTTTATAAATTAATTAGTAAATTTTATGAAAAAACAGGAATTCCATTTTTGTTAAATACTTCATTGAATTGTGATGGACAACCAATATTTAATAACAAAAAACAATGTTATGAAATGATTAATAATAAAAAATTAAAATACATATTCTATGGAAATGAAGTTTTATCGTGATAATATTAAAGAATCATTTTTAGACAATTTTATAAAAGATTTTTATACATTTAAAATATCTAATCAAATTTCCACTACTCCTAACAATGAACATTATTGTTCTGATAGTATATTGTTAGATTTGATTGAAAACTCTGATCGATTTGATGATTACCAAAAAGCAAATGATAATAAAAAGTTAATTCATATAGATCAAAGTTTCACTAAAAAGTACAATTCAAAGTTTATATATTTTTTACAAAAAAAATTCCTAAAAAGTTCAATTATTTCATCGGGAAATTTTTTATATCCTAAAAACGGATATATGGGATGGCATACAAATGCTGATACTCCATATTTACGATGTTATATAACTTATTCTGAAAATGGGGATTCTTATTTTAAATATAGAGATCCAATCACAAAAGAAATTATAACGGATAAAGATAATCTGGGATGGACTTTAAGATATTTCAAGATTTCAAACAAAATTGATGAACTTCTTTGGCATTGTGTGTATTCAAATACAACCCGAATTAGTATGGGATATAGAATAATCAACAATCTAAACTAGATATTGACATTTTACTAAATTTGTGTTATATATATATTTGAACGACACAATGTGTTATTCACTATAGTGCTCGAGTGAGGCTATTAGGTTAATAAGTTCAATTGAATTATTAAAAGAAAGGTAAATATATGTCAGTAATTAAATATAGTCCGTTTGCATTACGTCACGTTGATCGTGATGAGTTTTTAACGCCATTTGACCGTGTATTCGATGAAGTATTCGCGGCACATTTTCCAGAACTAAATAAAGAATTAGGCGTTGGTTTCTTCGAAAAACAAAGTTATCCACGTGTAGATGTTGTTGATTATAATGATCGGGTGGAAATTCTAGCCGAGATTCCAGGTCTTTCTAAAGAAGATGTTTCTGTCGATGTACAAGAAAACGTTCTTACTATTAGTGGTCAAAAGATTAAAAAGATTGATGATAGGGAATTTACAGGAAAGTATATTCGTAGAGAATTAAAACATAGCAATTTCAAACGAAGTTTTACATTAGGCGATCAAATTGATCGCAAAAATCCATCCGCAAAATTTGAAAATGGGTTGTTAAGGGTTACATTGTCAAAGATCAAACCTACAATTCCAGAAACCAAAAAAATAAAGATTGATTAATAGTCAATCGTGGTTATATTAAACCCCGCTACATTAAAAATAGCGGGGTTTTTTAATATTCAAATATTTATATATATGATAAAATTTAAACACTTGGTGATACTTAGCTCTTTATTGATTGCCGGATGTGCTGCGTACTTTAGTGTATACGGAATTGGTATGTTGTTTTCAGGTGCAACTATTGCTGCTATGATAATGGCCTCTTCTTTGGAACTAGGCAAATTGGTGACAACATCTTGGTTGTTTAGATATTGGAATAAAGCCAATATATTAATGCGTGTATACATGATTTTTGCTGTATTTGCATTGATGGGTATAACATCATTGGGTATTTTTGGATTTTTGACATCCGCATTTCAAAAATCATCATTAGAAAATGAAGTGTCTATATCTAAGATTTTTGCATTTGAAATACAAAAAACCGAAGAAAGTAAGAAGATAGAATCTACAAAGACATCTATAAGTAATCTATTTAAGTTAAGAAGTTCACAGGAGTCCAGATTAACAGAAACCTTAACTAATGTAGTTATTGCCAGAAACCCAATTCAGTTTCAAAATATACAAAATCAAATCAATGATCAGATTGGTGATATAAATAAACAAATGGAAGTTGAAAATGAAAAGTTAAAGGTCTCTGGTGATAAGATTTCCAAGTTGGATGATAATATATTTAAATTGAAAATTGAAAATAGTCAGAAAAAAGATTTAACTACATTTAAATTTGTTGCTGATGAATTTAACACAACTATTCAAAAAGTTGCTAAATGGTTCATAGTTGTATTGATTGTAGTCTTTGATCCACTAGCAATTATATTGTTGTTGGCATATAATATTTCTTCTAATAGTACATATGAAGAAGATAAAACTGATTATGAAATCTATAAGAATGATAAAAAGGTTGAAGAAAAACCCATAGAATCAACTGTTGCAGCCGAAAAATCCGAACCACAGATTATAGAAAGAATTGTTGAGAAAATTGTGGAGGTTGAAAAGCCTGTTGAGAAAATTGTGGAGGTTGAGAAAATTGTGGAGGTTGAGAAAATTGTGGAGGTTGAGAAAATTGTGGAGGTTGAAAAGCCTGTTGAGAAAATTGTGGAGGTTGAGAAAATTGTGGAGGTTGAA